TTGGGCGTGAACAACATCTACTACGATGCGACTGGGACAAACAGCAACGATGGAATCGTTCGGACGGTATGTGCTCCCGGAAATTTGAAATCAGGTGCAGTCATACGTCCGTATGTTCATACAGGGGACACGGGCGTGGTGTTTACCGTGCGCTTGGTCGCTCTGCGTGTTGCTTAAAACGAACGCACGGCAACGCACGAAACACACGGCAACGCGTTGGTAGCGTTGGAATTGCATTAACCACCCCCACCGGGGCGAAAGGAGACATTATGGACATAATCATCGCCATCATAGGCGGGGGAGTGGGCGCGGCGGTCGTCACCGTCGTCGGGCAACTGCTGACCGCGAGGCAGGCAAGGAAATACGCCAAGGATGACAAGGAGACGGAGGAACTCGCCGCACTCAAACAGGGCATGAAGTGGCTACTCTACGACCGCATCCGCTTTCTCGGCCTCGCTTATATCGAGGGCGGCGCGGTCGACTTTGACGACCGTCGTGTCCTGCGGGAGATGCACCGCGTCTATCACGAGGGACTCGGCGGAAACGGCGACCTCGCGATTATCATGAGGCAGGTGGACGACCTGCCATTAAAGGAGGGCAAAAGGTGAAACTCGACGACAAAACGTATACGATTCTCAAGTGGTTAGCCTTGGTCGCTTTCCCGGCCTGTGGCGTCCTGTACAAGACCATCTCCGCAATCTGGGGCTTGCCGTATGGTGACGCTGTCTGCGAGACGTTCACGGCGGCGTCTCTGTTCGTCGGCGCTCTGATCGGAGTGTCCACCGCAGAGTACCACCGCACAAAGGGGGTGGAGTGATGGTCAAGATCGGTCACGCAGCCATTGACGAAAACGGCCGGATCGCCGGCGGGCAGGCGGGAGATCAGACCGGGAGCGAAGTGTGCATCCGGGATTGGTATGACTTCGGCCAGAAGCAGCTGATCCGCCCGAAGGATGACTACCTCCGGCACTTCATCGCCGCAAACATGGAGGCGGCGGTGGCCAACCCTCACATCGGCTACGACCAGCGCCAGCGGACAACCCTCTACATCGAGCTGCAGAAAAAGGCGTGGAACATGAACTCAGTCGACCGTGACTGCGAATGCGACTGCTCAAGCCTCGTGTCATGCTGCGTGAATGCCTCCGGGGTGACCGTCAGCCCGAACCTGTACACAGGGAACCTCGCGCAGGGGCTGCTGAACACTGGGCGGTTTGATCTGCTCACGGACCAGACCTACCTCCGGAGTCCTGACAAGCTGAAGCGGGGGGACATCCTCATCTGCCCGAACAAGCACACGGTCATCGTGCTGACGGACGGAGAGGCGCCAATGCCGGAGCCCAAACCGGCACCAGCTGAAGTCCAGGATGCAATGCACTACGATAAAGCCAAGGCCGGTACTTACACCGTGACCACCGCGCTGAACATGCGGAGGGGGTGCGGCACCGGCTACAAGGTGGTGGCCGTCCTGCCAAAGGGGGCAAAGGTAAAGTGCTTCGGCTACTTCAACCTGCTGGGCGCCAACCCGTGGCTGCTGGTCGCCTATGACGGCAAGATCGGGTACTGCTCCAGTAAGTACCTCAAAAAGTGACGGCGCTGCTAATACCTTCGCCGGTTTTTTCATGCCTCGGGGAAACCCGGGGCTTATTTTTTTGCAAAAAACTTCAGAAAACTGTTGACAGTGGCACTGTCATATGATAGAATAAAGACAGTTCAAGAGAGGAGGCACCAAATGGAAGGCATGAACGGTTACACCATCATCGACAGAAACGATAAAGAGGACGCCGTGCTCGTCCGACTCAGCACCGAGGTCTTTGACACGGTCTGTCTCGTCTACCACATCGGCACGGACGAAGAAGAGGTATACGTACTCGATGACATGCAGAGCGCAGACGTCCCGGAGACGTTCGACGAGGCCGTCTTTTACAACTGGAACAACATCAATGACGTGAACTGGTAAAGGAGGAGAGAAGAATGAAGCGCTGGAACATGGAGAGCTGGGGAAGCGAGTATCCGCCGGAGAACTGGGAAGAGATCGCCGACATGGCCAACGAACTGATCGACGCCTACGCCGAGAGCCACGGCGAGGAAGCGACTGACGACTACAGCGAGGAGCTCTGGGACCTGTACTGCATGGGCGGCGAGGAAGCCCTGGCGAGCAAGGTGGTCAACAGCAACGGCGAGAACCCGACCATGTGAGGAGGAGAGACATGAGGAGCGAGGAGAGCAAGGCGGCTCAGAAGGCCTATGAGAAGACGATGACGAGATCCATCGGGCTCAAGCTGAACAAGTCCACAGACGCAGACGTCATCCGCTGGCTGGAGCTTCAGCCCAACATTCAGGGCTACATCAAGGGCCTCATCCGGAATGACATGGGCGGGGCCGAGATGAACGCGCTGCAGACCATGGCGCAGGCGGACCGCATCAGCGAGCTGCTCGAGACCGCTCCGGAGGAGGAACAGGAAGCGCTCCTGGAGCAGATGCCGGAAGCCGGCAGTATGATGGACGCAGAACGGATTCATGAGATCCGGACGAGCGTGGAGCTCACTCCGACGGAGCGTCATCGCATCCAGAGCATCAGCGTCTGGGGCCTGCATCGGCAGGAAGTCGCCGACATCAAGCAGCGCACCGGGCTGACATGGAGCCAGATGGAGATGGTCTGGAAGGGGCTGCTGAAGATTTAAGAGGGGCGCGAGGCCCCTCTTTTTTTGTGCAAAAATTCATAAACGGATAAAATGGTTTCGGAATTTTTGTATCAGGAGAATGTCCAATGAATGAACACATCATCGCCGTCTATTTCGACCCGGTCGATGAGGGCCTCGACGAGGGCCCTGACCTCCTCCTTTGTTCCAGAATCAATGAATTGACCGAAGGTGCGGATGGCGTCAAGGGCCGTTTTCTGACGGTCATCCTCTTCGGGAATGGAATCGAGCTCAGCCTGCAGGCGGTCGCGCCTCTCGGTGAGCGGTTCGAGCTTCTGCCGGAGTTCCTCCGGGTCAAAATCTCCCTGAGCATAGAGGTCGAGGAGGCGGGAGCGCTGGGTGTTGAGCTTCTGGATCTCGGCGCTGATGATCTTCCGCCGGTCATCCTTCGGCGCATCGTGCGGTTCCTCCAGAGCTGAGGGGTCCAGCACCAGCGTTCGGATCTGATCGAGCACGAGCTTGTCCAGCTCATCCTCCAGCACATGGGCGTTTTTGCAGTTCGGGTCCTTTACCATGTCGAGGTTATACTTAGCGCGGGAGTGGCAGGAGTAGTATCGCTTTTTGTTCGCCTTCCTCGTGCAGATGTACCTCGCACCGCATCGTTTGCACCAAACCAGACCGCCAAGCAGTGAAGGTGACTTCGGACCTGCCGGCCGTTTGGCTGCCAGAAGGCGCGGCTGGATCGAGTCAAAATCTTCTTTTGACACCAGCGGCTCATGAGACCCCTGGCAAACCACACCGTCCCATCTGACCATGCCGGCATAGACCGGATTCATAAGGCACAGCCGGACGCGCTGGGAATTCCACGTGCCGTAGCTGGTGGTGTATCCCTTCTGGACAAATCCCTTCGCGATCTGGTAGGTGCCAACACCGCCGATGAAATCAGCGAACATCTCGCGGATCTGCATGGCCTCATATGGGTCCGGGACCAGCTGGCCGTCGATGTAGCGGTATCCGATCGGGACGTTACCGCCTCCGCGCCATTTTCCCTCGCGGTTCCGGCCGGCTTTTCCCATGGACATCCTCTCTTTGATCTTCTCACGCTCCAACTGCGCAAAGACTGCCAGGATTCCGATCATGGCCACGCCGAACGGAGTGCCGGTGTCGAAGTTCTCTGTCATACTCACGAAATCGCAGCCATTCGCCCGGAAGACATCCTCGATCAGATAGAGGGTGTCTTTTTGCGAGCGGGAAAGCCTGTCCAACTTCCAGACAACCACCCGCGTGACTTTCCTGGCCTTCACATCGCCGATCAGATCCTGCAGAGCCGGACGGTCGAGGGACGCTCCGGAGAACCCGGGGTCTGTGTACACCTTCGCGTCCTTCCATCCCATGGCCAGCGAGTAGGACTTTAAGCGCTGGATCTGTTCGTCGATGGAGTAGCCATCCTTCGCCTGCTCAGCAGACGATACTCTGACATAAAGTGCGATCATTTGCTCACCGTCTTTTCAGAGAGGAATGCCCCGGAAAACATCAGCTTTGCATCGTGCTCCTCACCCTTCACGTAGTCGTACACGGTGACGGACAGGGAGTCTCCGGCGACAGCGATCTTCGTGGTCGTGTTGTAGGCGAAGTTCACGACGCAGTGGATCTCTTTGTCGTCTTTGAAGTACGCGGCATAATACTCAGCAGCGTGATCAGCGACCTGCTCCTTTGACGCCAGGACACCGACCCTCCAGTTCCCGGTCACATCGTTCCGGGCTTTGCTGACGGAGTAAGAGCCGCAATCCATCGCCTTTACAAAGGCGTCCTTTGCGTCCTTCTTCGGATCAGATCCTCCGCAGGCCGTCAAGGCAAGACAGGCGACCAGCAACAACAGCAGCACTCTCTTCATTCGTTCCCTCCTTTGTGTGCCGAGTCTTCCACCGCCTGCACGGAGCCGGCGGCGAAATCGTTCCGGCGGATATGTTTAAGCGCATGGTGATAGGCCTTTATCTTCCTGGCTTCACACAGCGCCTCGTTCAAAAAAATAGTATGGCTCCCGTCCTCGTTCTGAGTGACGGCTTCATCCACGGCCAGCGGCAGATAAACCACCACTGCCTGGTGAGCTTCATCCCACCAGCAGGTCATTCTTCTCCCCGCTCCTTTTTCTTCAGGTAAAGCAGATAGTCATAGGTCTGCTGCAGAGTCTCCGGGGACACATCCTTTGCTGCGGAGAACAGCAGGCGGAACTCTCTGTCATCCTTCATGCGCTGCGCAAGCTCTGCGGTCGCCGGGTCTTCGTAGTAAACCGGCTCTGTCTCGCCTGTGATGAAGTACGCCACAGGCACTTCCAGATAGTCGGCGATCTTCTGGAGCCGTTCAGCTTTCAACTCTTTTGTCCGGCCGGACTTCCACTCAGAAAAAGCAGACTTTGAGATCCCGGTGGCCTTCGCAACGGCCGCCACAGTGAGTCCTCGCTCTTCCAGCAATCTGGCAAATAGTTCGTACATACACACCTCCGACAGAAAACTGAATTTTTCTGTTGACAAGTACAGACTCCTGTCGTACAATGTGAACGTGTGGTACAGAATACTGAACCGCACAGAACAAAATACAGGAATCTGGCAACTGAACTCGGCAAGTCCATTGTACAGAAAACTGTATAAAAAATCAACCGCTACACCTAGTAGGGAAGGAGGGCAGATGTACGCAAAATATGCGAAGCTCCGGGATGCCTTGGGCATGACGGACGCGAAGGTGGCAGAGCAGGCGGGGATTATCCCGACGGTCCTGAGCGAGTGGAAGCGAAGAGCTGAGACAAACCCGGACACAGAGCTGTCATTTGGGAACATGTTGAAAGTGGCCAAAGTGCTCAAGTGCGATCTGGATGAGCTGGCCGGCAAGTAACCGGCAAGTTAGGAGGAGACGATGATCGAACTGCAGAATGGCTGGGTGATCGGAGAGGACGACTACCAGTACATGCTCGGCCATGTGAAAGGAGGGGCCAGGAAGGACACCGGAAAGCCGAAGGTTGACTGGAAGTACTTCTACCGGGACATGGCCGGCGCTCTTTACAAGTACGTGTGCCTCATGGAAGGGCAGGCCGAGGCGGGGACGGAGCGCCAGACAGCGATGCAAGCGGCGGAGATGGTCAGACGGACGCATGAAGAGACAAAAGCCTTCATAGAGGCTCTGGCGAGCGGATGGCCAAGGAAATGAGAGTGCACAACATCCTCCGGAATGGGACGGAGGCAGACATCAGAGGCCGGGTGGTCAAGGAGGGCGCCTGGCTGGTCAGGAGGAAAAATGGAGTACATCACGGTGATAGTCAAGCCGCCGATGCGGCCGGCATACCAGACGGTGGTCAAAAACAGCCTTGAAGCCTTTCAGGGGCTGGTGGGCGGATACATCGAGACGGTGCCGGTCGGAAAGGCCTTGATGCTGGTGAACGAGGAAGGGAAGCTGCGGGGGATGCCGGCGAATCTGGCGCTCGGTCCGGAGCTGATCGTGGGGCCGGCGGTTTTCGTAGGAGTGGATGGCGATGAGTTCGTGTCCTGCCCGGTGAGTTGGGCGGAACTCAGCCAGGAGCTGGATGATTTGTGGGAGGTGAGCTGATGCAGATGTGGGTTATCAGACTGATTGCGGCAGTGCTTGTGCTGTGCATTTTCATTCTGGTGTTCTCTGCGGCATGGACGTGGATGCACCGGTATGACGCGGTGGCCAAAGAGCTGGCGGTGACCAAGAAGCAGCTGAAGGATGCCAGGGATGAGATGGCAGCTCTCGAGGATTTGCTCGGAGGGAGGACCGCATGAGCACGTATCAGACGTTTTCGGAAGACAGTGAGGGCATCCTGCCGTGGCTCTACAGGCTGGCCTATGAGTACGGCTCAATCGTAGCTGTGGCGGACGCCCTGATGGTCAACAGGATGACGGTGTACGACTGGGAGCGCCACCCGGAGAAGATCAGCATCAGGTATCTGCGCCGGTTCCTGCGGAACGGCCTCATCACCAGGGAGGAGATCATGAAAATCATCGAGCCAAAGGAGGAGAGCGACGAATGAGTGTTCCGGACCTGAGTGTTCTGCCGCCGGCAATGCTGGCAGTGCTGGATCGCTGCCGCGAGGAACTGCTGAAGAACCGCCGGGAAGGTGACCAGCGGATGGAGGACTTCGTGGACGGCTACATCAGCGGGACCCTTTCGACCCTCATGTGGGCCAATAGGGTGAGCAGAGACGAGAGGCGGGAGCTGCGCGAGTGGTTCCTGCGAGAGGAGGGAGAGTAATGGCGAAGATGTTCAAAAATGACGACGACCGGCTGGCGTTCCTTGACGCCTTCAAGGACTCCGAGAGCGAGTACTTCGGGCGGTGGGTGCTGTGGAAGGAGGACAGGATCACCGGCAGACGCTGGTGGACCACGCACATCCAGACGACAATCTTCATCGTCGAGGAGGTCTACCAATCCTGTTCCTGGCCGAAGCCGCACAAGGAGTGGAGGACGATGCACTGGTACGTGTACGAGGGCCCGATGACCGACGCGTTCACCGGCGAGCAGACCTTTGAGGACAGGAGATCCTCCCGGTCGCTGGCGCTGAAGCGGATCAAGGAGCTCGAGAAAGGAGGAGAATCATGAACGTCATGCCGCTGCTGATCCTGACGGGCCTGCTGATGGTAACCGAACCGGAGCATGATCCGGCCGAGCCGGTGGTGGAGACCACCATCGAGATGTACGGCATCAACGCCGAAGCGGTCCCGATGGATCTCGACTACGTGGAGCACGTCTGCGAGGTGTGCATGAGCTACGAGTTGGACCCGGCGGTGCTGTTCGCCATGATGTGGCAGGAATCCCGCTTCACGCCGGATGCCGTGGGTGACCATGGCCAGAGCTTCGGCATCCTGCAGATCAAGCGCAAATGGCACGAGGACAGAATCCAGCGCCTGGGCGTGACCGACCTGATGAACGAATGGCAGGAGATCTATGTGGCGTGTGACTATCTCGCCGAGATCCGGGAGACCTACCCGAGCATCACGCAGATGCTGACGGTGTATCGCTACGGAGACCTGAACGTGACCGGAGAGGACTATGCCGGCACGGTGCTGGCCAAGGCCGCAGAGTATCGCAAATAAAATGGCCCGGCCGTGTTGGCGCACGAACCGAGCCTGGTGCTGGATATCCCTATCCGTATCAGCACCCCGAGTATATCACGAAGGGAGAAAAAAATGAAGTTCTACGAAATCGACGCGCAGATCGAGGCGGCTCTGGAGCAGCTGGTCGACGAGGACGGCGTCATCAACGAAGAAGCGGAGGCGGCGCTTGACGCGCTGGAGGCCGCGAACGAGCAGAAGACCGAAGGCGTCCTGCTGGCCATCAAGGGGATGAAGGCAGAGGCCGAGGCCATCCGGAACGAGGAGAAGGCCCTGGCGGACCGCCGGCACGGGCTGGAGAAGAAGGCGGAGAGCCTGACTGAGTTCATCAAGGAAAGGCTGTCCGGGGAGAAGTTCAAGACTCCGAGGGTATCCGTGAGCTACCGGAAGACCACGAGCTGCGAGATCACTGACGAGTGGGCCATCCCGGAAGACTACGTGAAGACAACGGTGAGCTTTGACAAGGTGGCGCTGACCAAGGCACTGAAGAGCGGGGAAGTCCCCGGCGCCAGACTGGTCGAAGGCCAGAGCATGATCATCAAGTGAGGAGGCGAGCATGGAAAAATTAGTATTCCGCCCTTTACGGGCTGATGAAGTGGACTGCCGCGTGGCCATGTGCAAGGCCAACGGTGTGAGCCTCCTGCTGTACAAAGACGCCAGATGTGACATGAACATCCTGGATGAGACTGTCGGCCCGGAGAGATGGCAGCGTCATCACTCCCGCGATAATGCCAACTGCACCGTGGCCATCTACTTCCCGACCATGGACCAGTGGGTCGAGAAGGAAGACACCGGCACGGAGTCCAACACGGAGGCCGAGAAGGGGCTGGCGTCTGACTCCTTCAAGCGGGCCTGCTTCAACTGGGGCATCGGGCGTGAACTGTACACGGCTCCGTTCATCTGGGTGAAGGCTGATGAATGCACCATCCAGCAACGTACAAGCAATTCTTACTCCTGCTCCGACCGCTTTCGGGTGGCCGAGATGACCGTGGAAGCGGGGAAGATCACTTCCATTGCCATCGCGAATGAATCCCGGAAGGGAGCCATCGTCTACAGGTACGGCCAGAAGGGGGCCGAAAGGGGGCCGCAGACGCCGGAAGGGTCGCGGACGGTGAATAATACCCGCACGGCCACAAAGACGCCAGCGCCGGCTCCGGCCGCGCCTGCACAGCCCTCTGGCGGGATTGACCAGCCACAGATCGTGGTGCTGAGGACCGCAATGATGTCCATCGGCCAGACTGAAGCAAAAATGCTGGCGCACTACGGCAAGGCGAAGATTGAGGATCTGACGTCGGAAGAATATGCTGACGCGCTGTCTATCATTGACAAGTACAAGGACAAGAGGAGGAAGAAATGAACACCGCAATCATCATGGGGCGCCTGACCAGGGAGCCCGCCATCACTACCACCCAGTCCGGGCTGAAAATCGCCCGCTACACTCTGGCTGTTGACCGCCGGGTTAAGCAGGAGAAGGAGAACCAGCAGACTGCCGACTTCATCCCCTGCGTGGCTTTTGACAGAGCTGCACAATTTGCGGGGAGCTACTTCCACCAGGGCATGAGGGTGCTGGTGGAAGGCCGCATCCAGACCGGCTCGTATAAGGACAGGGAAGGCCGTACGGTCTACACCACCGATGTGATCGTCAACTCCCAGGAGTTCGCGGACGGAAAGAGGGACCAGGCGCCCGCACAGACACCGGCACCGGATGAGTTCCTGAGCGTTCCGGAAGGGGCAGACGAAGAAGGCCTGCCCTTCGCTTGAGAGCGAAAGGAACCTTCTGCGGCGAGTCATGGACACGTGACCGGAAGCTCCGGTTGACGTTTGAGGTCGAAGGTGTGGGAGTTGAACAGCTCGACTCCCTCACCGGTACCCTCTCCATTGAAGTCAAAAAGTGGAGGGAGAAGCGGACGCTGACGGCAAACGCTTATTTCTGGGTGCTGTGCCAGAAAATAGCAGAGAAGATACGCGCCACGAAGGAAGCGGTCTATCTGCTGATGTTGAGAGACGCTGGCCAGTTCACGGATCTGGAAGTGAAAGCGGAAGCAGTGCCCATGCTGCAGAGGGTCTACAGGTACACCGAGGTATTGGGGGAAGAAGAGGGCAAAGCCATTGTGCGGTGCTATCTCGGTTCATCCGGATACAACACCGAGGAGATGGCCAGGCTCATTGACCACACAGTTGACGAAGCTCAGGCGCTTGGGATCGAGACCATGACGCCGGACGAGCTTGAACACATGAAACAAAACTGGAAGGGGGAAGGATATGGATACTAATAGCCAAAACAAGGCCATCTTGCGCGAGCTCAAAAGAAACCCGCTGGGACTGACCGGCCTGGAGATGATCCAGATGTTCGGAGCCACCGCCTACACCAGACGGATCAAGGACTTGCGAGAGTCTGGGGAACCCATCGAATCCCT